TCAGGAACATTTCTGGTTAACGCCGCCATTGAGGATCCATCCATCAACAGCTTCCCGCAGGTACGCTTTCGGGTGTGTCCTGACTGGCTTGGGAAACCCGTGCCGGTTGGTGTAGTTCCAGATGGTCTGGCGTGATGAAACCCCAAGCTTGTTCATCACTTCTTTTTCTGGAATCAGGCTGGTATCGGTCATTGTGATCTCCTTACGCCATTTCTTTATACAGGCGTGGCCCATCGATTGTGGCCGCGCGCAATTCGTTTTCCGGATGCACTGAATAATCTCTGTCGTCCCACCGCACCCAGAACTTCGGATTGTCGCTGTCAGGATCCTGCAGGCTTTCGACTATTCCCGTCAGTCCGCCGGTCTTCTTCTGGGCTAATGCGCCCACATTAAAAGCAGCCATTGCACACCTTCCGGTTCGTGAAGAAATGAGGTGAGAGCGCCCAGCGCCATAAGTGCGGCGATGAGCCAGGTCATGGGGTTTGAATGCATAGGGCGCTCCTGCTGTTAAGCGGTTATCAAAGCGCTGATGAAGCAGTGGAAGGGCGCTGCCAGACTAACGGCCATCATGGCCACGAGGCAGATCTTCGACAGCGGCGACGTGTCGGTACCGATTAAGTCCTGGCAGTTATACGTTAAGACGGTGGACATCGACGCCGACTCCGCATCGGTTACTCTGTCCGTCACAAACCCACTGAACAACAATATTGGTCGCCTTTATGATCCAGTCGAGTACACGGGACTTCAGTACCTCTGATTTTATCAGCAGGATGATCGGCGTGCCTTGGTCTAACCGGGCCTGCTCCTTCGATAAGGTCGACTGCTGGGGATTGTGCGTGTTGTATTACCGACACGTTCGCGGCATTGAACTGCACCAGACGCCGGACTATGAAGCCGGTGAGGATTTCTTCACCTGCTATCAAGGTGACGTGGTTTTCTGGCGCCAGGTCGATAAGCCGGTCGATGGCGGGATATTCGTCGGATACCGCGGCGTGCAACCGGCGCATGTTGGCCTGGTGCTGAACAGGCAGGCGCTGCACTCGCGCGGCGAGAACGGAAGCGTACGCATGGACTCGTTGCTGGTCATTCAGCGGGCATTCACCAAAGTGGAGTATTTTTCTTATGGCGCTGGTTGAGATATCGAACTTTCCAGGAACGCCTAAGCTGCGTTGCAGGGTGCCAAACGGCACCCTTTTTTATGACTGGCTGGCGGCCAATGACGCTAATTTTCACCGTGACCTGCTGATCGTCCGCAACGGTGTGAAGTTGAGCGACGATGACGAGCTGGCGTTTGAGTTGAGCGAACTGGACCATATCCAGATATTCGACCAGCCGAAGGGTATTGTGGGCGATATCCTGAGTCCGATCTTCAAAGTAGTGGGGCAGGTGTTTTCTTTCCTGGCACCGAAACCGGCCATCGCCAACACTGGCGGCAATACCGTCGACTCACCGAACAATAGTCTGACCGGACAGATAAACACAGCTCGCGTCTACAAAGCCAAGCCGGATATCTACGGCCAGGTGCGTTCATTCCCCGATCTGATTCAGGAATCACTGTTTGAATACATCAGCACGGGCGTGCGTGACGGCGGTAAGAAATACGTGACTGAATGGATGTGTATCGAGATCGGCAAGTACGATTACGAGTCTGTGCGCTATTCAGAATCAAGTCTTGGAAGTATGGCCGGCGCTGAATACCAGTTCATCCAGCCTGGCGAGGTCATCCCGTCGATTAACGAAGGCTACAGCTTCGATGATGTCGACGGTCAGGAGGTGCCAGGCGCAAACCAGGGAGAGTCATTCCCTGTCGAAACCGCGACGGCAAACACCGTGGTCAGCGGCACGTATGCCGGTGGTCAGTTAGCGATGAAAATCGTTAAAGAGGCTGAGTTCGATTATTTCATGGGCCTGGTTCTGCCTCACGCTGTAACGTTCACTATCAACGTGACGTATGCAACCGCATCCGGGTCGGTAACGACTGATGCCACGTTTTCAGGGACACTTGTTTCTGCTGTAGAAACAAACGACGGCGCGGTGATAAATCCGGTTCGCTGGTACACCTTCACCATGGGCGATCTGGACGGTCCTCCTGATATTCCTACTGGCGCAACGATAAACACGACCACATTCGTACTGAATGATAACGAGGCGCTGGTCGTCGGGACGTTCTTTTCACCAGTGGAGTCAACGCAGTTGTGGATCCACACCCAAAGCAGTCTCGGACCGAAGAAGCAAACCAACTGGAAGGTAGTGCTGTGGAAAATTGATGACGACTACAACATGATCCCCGGCACCCAGCAGACGCTGATATTCCAGCAGACAACCTGGCACAAGCAGGACAGCGAGACGTTCTATCGTACGGACAAGATTATACCAACAGGTGGTTTCGGGAAGTACGCTATTAACCTGCAGCGCACCGATAACTCTGGTGATGCCTCGATACTTAAACTTGAAGAGATCCACGCTGTAAACGTGCGCACAAACGTTGTCCATCCCACCGATACGCTGGTCCGCGTGAAGGTGAGGGCAACAGAGAACGCTCTTGGCAGTCGCGACCGCAAGTACAACGCCCTGGTGACACGTCACACCATATCATACGACCTGAACACGCAGACAGTTGATTACACGCTGCGCCCGTCTCGTTCGTTTGCTGATGCGGTGGCTCATACCTGGCTGATCATGGGAGGGCAGCCGGCAAGCAGCATTGACCTCTACGGGCTGTACTCGATCGCCGAAAGCTTCCCGGATGAGCGCCTGGGTTACTTCGACTATACGTTTGACGACGAAAACGACGCGCTGGGCGATCGCGTGCAGGCAATCTGCAACGCAGCATCCGTGGTCGCGTCCTGGGATGATGGCGTGTTGACGTTTACCCGTGACCAGAAAGTGGATTATCCGGCGGCAGTATTCAACCGGGCAAACATGAAGACTGACGAGTACAAAATCACCTACGAAGCCACGCTTCCTGGCGGCTATGACGGCGTTCAGGTCTCATACGTTCACCCGACAACGAACAACAAGACGTACATCAACTACCGTGTACTTAACGGCATCATCGTAGAGCAGGAGGCAGAGAACCCGAACAAGTTGGAGATCGTCGGATTTCGTAACGAGTTCCAGGCGAGGGAGCGTGCGATGCGCGAAACGAAGCGTCTGATTTTCTCCCGGACGAAGATGAACTCGAAGGTGAATGAATATGGCTACGCAACCAACCAATCTGCCAGTACCAAGCGAATCACCTCGCGACCTGAAATTTAACGCGGGGAAAATTGACGAATTTGTTACCTCACTGCAGCATGAATATGAAGACAGATTCGGCAAAAAACATTACACAATTGAGGGCTTGCGTTGGGTAGCTCAACAGGCTATTTCAGCTTTTGGGTATATTACACTCGACAGTTTTGAAGACGGTAATAGTCTCACTGTACCTAACCAGGTTCTTCGTCTAAAGGCGACAGGTGAGTATTATCGTTGGGATGGCGCGTTTCCGAAAAACGTCCCCGCTGGTTCAACACCAGATTCCACAGGAGGCATTGGTGTTGGTAAGTCGTTAAGCGTTGGAGATGCGACTTTAAGAAGTGACCTAAGGAAAATTGCCAGCCCGATCACTTGGTTTGGGGGCGTGTCAGGTGAAGACTGTTCGGACGCATTAGAATCGGCACTTCAGTCCGGGCTACCATTCTTCTTTCCAGATGGAGAGTGGATCATCACAAGAGACATTGCGTACCCTGGTAGGGTAAATTTTTGGGGAACACCTAGTTCGACTATAAAATCAAACAGTCTTATCACCATTACTGATGGAAGTGGTTCACGCGTTGGGCCATTGAACATCATGCTAATCGGCACTCCGTATACAATTAAACGCGATGCATCGCTAAATAATTTACCTTCAGACGTCGTCCAGTCATTTGAGGGATATATCCCTAATGTACAGGACACAGACATATGGAGTGGATTTGACCTGCCCCCAGGATTAGATACAACCTTCAGTTAG